AGTAAGCGTTAACGCTGCCGCACCAAATATCACGACTTCGGACACACCCGGCATTTTGCCCGAAATTATTACCGGCAGCGTGTATGACGGGCTTAACCCAATTCGCCCTTTCGTTAGCGCAATCGGTACACGCGCAATGCCAACACAAGGCGCAACTTTCCGCCGCCCAAAAATTACGGTGCGGCCAGTAGTAACACAGCAACCAACGGGCCAGCTAAACACGCTTGACCCGTCAACCGTTGAGGTTTCCAACTCTGACGTTTCCAAATTAAGTTTTGGAACGTACGTCACCGTGTCCGAACAAGACTTGGATTGGTCAGACCCTGCAAGCATTGACATTATTTTGAACCAGCTCGCAATCGCTTATGGTCAGGCAACCGACAACTACGCGATAGACACTTGCCGCAATGCAATTGTGCAAACTCAGGCATGGGATCCGCAAGTAGCGAAAGACACAATCGAGGGCGTTTACGGTGCAGCCGTACAAATTAGCAACAGCAGTAACTACTTGCCGTCGCACTTGTTCGTTTCGCCTACCGTTTGGGGATACCTTGGCGCTCAGGTTGACGACCAAAACCGCCCCGTGTTTCCATTCGTTGGCGCACCGGGCCTTATGGGCCAAAACGCAAGCGGTACGTCGTCGGCTACTTCATGGAACGGCAACCCGCTTGGCTTAAACCTTGTCGTAGACAAAAATTGCGACGGCTCGTTCATGGGCCACGCTGCCGGCCCTGCCGCTGGTTTTGAATTCTACGAACAGCAAAAGGGCGCTATCTCGGTAGACGTACCAGCAACCTTGGGCCGCACTATTGCGTTTAGAGGCTATGCCGCTGGCTACATGGCAGACGCCACCAAGTTTGTCAAGCTCGTTTAACAACCGAAAGGTAGGCCAACTATGGCCGCTTACTCGGTCACACAAAAGTACTTAACCGACAATTACGCGGTTGTTGTATTACTAACTAACGCCGACCCGCTTGAGGTTGCTCAATCCGTTGTTATAAGCGGCGTTGACGCAACCTTTAACGGTACGTACACCGTCGTAGATTTGCCGCAATATTATTTTACGGGCGTAGACGAGCAAGGGTTTTTTACCTTTGATTACCAGCAGCCAATACAAAACCAAGTGTTGTATGCGCGTACAGCGGCCAACGTTGAGATTGTGGCGGCTACCGGCACGTTGACTACTACGCCTACGTGTACGTGGGTAACGCTTGACAGCCAAGTAGAGGATTGGTTAGGAATAGGCACCGCTACAGCTGCCGACGCCACGTTTCTTACCCAATGCCGCACGAGCGCAAACGCTGTTTGTTACAAACGACGACAGCAAGCCGGGTACGTCGACAGCCTCACGACCTCACCGAGCGCCGCGGTAACCCTCGGCACCGTGGCTTATGCAGGCTTTTTGTATAGGCAACGTGGTAGCGCTGGCATGGATTACGCGTCATTTGATGGCATGACTACTGGCGGCTCAACAGGGTTTAGCCCAATGGTTAAGCAGCTGTTGGGTATTGACCGCCCCGCGGTGGCCTAATGCCCGTACCCGCATACACCGACCTTTTTAACGTTGCGTTAGACAACCTCACAACGACGCTAAACACGATTACGGGCCTTACCGTCACGAATGACCCACGAAACATTAACCCGCCGTGCGCGTTTATAGACGCCCCAAGTTTTGTGGCGTTTAACTTTAACATTGTCGAAATTACCTTTCCGGTACGGCTAATTACCCTTGGCCCGGGCAACCTTGACGCCCAACGCTCGCTAATGAACATGGCCGCATTGCTGTTGGCTAAAAACGTGGCGGTTACTGGCGGGCGCCCAACGGTAGCGGTGTACGGTGGGGCCGAGTACGCCGCCTATGATTTAACTATTGACTTGAAAGCGAGTACTACAGCATGAGCAAATACACCGTTGTTAGCCCTCGAGTGGGTACACCAGGCGCCGAGTTTGACGCCGACCTAGCCGTAATGCGCGGTGCTAATATCGAGGCGCTAGTAGCTGGCGGCTTTATTAAAGTATCCGCACCTAAGCCCGCAAAAAATGCTAAAAAAGACATAGACACAAACGAGGAGTAACCCCATGGCCACAACAACTTACCTAAGCAACCCGGACGTAACTATCGCAACGGTTAACTTGCGTGACCAGTGCACCGCCGCAACGCTCACCCGCACGGTAGAAGCATTGGAAAGCACCGCATTTGGTGACACCGCCCGTTTTAACGTTGGCGGCCTTGAAAACAACGAGCTAACACTTACTCTTTACATGAGCTACGCCGCAACCGAAACATACGCAACATTGGCCAGCCTTGTTGGTACCCAATGCAACGTGTTGGTTTCGCCACAAGCACCGACAACGCCGAACACTTATTCGGCAACCAACCCGGGCTTTATTCTGACAGGCACTTACCTAGAGAGTTTGCCAGTCATTAACGCAACCATGGGCGAATTGTCAACTATTGACATTACGTTTACTGGCGGCTCATACTCGGTAGACGTTTCCTAATAACGGCCTCAACACGGCCCGACACGAAAGAGGCTAGTTATGCAGCTAACTCTAAAAGTTGAGTTACCCGACAACACTTACACGGTTACAACTAACCTGTACGTTGTTGTGGCATGGGAGCGCAAATTTAAACGCAAGGCGTCCGACATGGCTAACGGTATTGGCATAGAGGATTTAGCCTTTTTGGCGTTTGAGGCGTCTAAGTTAAACAAGATTGTTGTACCGGCAGAGTTTGACAACTTCATTAAACAACTTGTCAACATTGAGGTTGTCGAGCAAGAGCAACCAAGTTTTACCGAAGCGGCACCTACAGACGCCAGCTAGCCGAGGTGCTAGTAGCTGTCGGTTGGTGGCCGCCTAATATCCCGTTTGAGCTACAAGACTTGCAGACGGTGGCTAAAGTGTTGACGGAAGCACACAAAAAAAGGTAGCGACGCTATGGGCATAACCGGACAAATTGACGTTTACGGGGTGCAAAACGCGTTAAAAGAGTTAAACGACATAGACCGCAAAATTAGGCGGCAAGTAACTAAAGACATTAAAACCGTTGGCAATCAAATTGTGCAAGAGGCCCGAAGCATGGTTTCTACACAATCGCGTAGCAACGGTGCCCCGCTATCCGGTATGCGTCGAGGCTCGCTAATTCGTGGCCGTGAGGCGGGTTGGAACATATCCGAGGTGCAAGGCGGCTTTAACGTGCGCGTAGGTGTACGAGCAACTAAAGAGCGCTACGTGGATTTTGACCAAGGCGGCTACACGCGGCAAGTTGTGTACGGTGCCAAGCCATACCGTTTAATGGTGGTACAACAAAAGAGTTTTGCAGGTGCTATCTATGACCATGCAGGCGCGGGCATTAGCGGAATACGCAACACCGCGTTTATAGCCAACCTAAATAAAGAGGTAGGCGACGCGCCGCGAGTAATTGACAAGGCCGTGGAAAGCAACCGCCCGGCAGTAACCGCCGAGCTACTAAGCATTGTGGGTAAAGTTATGACACAGACAAACCGTAATTTGGTGGTATCCCGTGGCAATTAACATACCGATTTTAACTAGCTTTAGTGGCAAGGGTGTTGCCGACGCTCAACGCGAATTTAAAAGCCTTACGACAACAACGCAAAAGGCAGGCTTTATTTTGCAGCGCGCATTGCTGCCAGCTGCCGCTGCCATTGGCACTATTACTCGGGTTATTATGCCCGCAATTAAAGCGGCCTCAGATTTTGAAGAGGCAACCAGCAAGGTAAACGTAATTTTTGGCAGGGCGTCTAAGAGTGTTAAAGACTTTGCAGACACGGCCGCTCGAGAGTTAGGCCAATCTAAACAAGCCGTGTTAGACGCTGCCGGTGCTTTTGGAACATTTGGTAAAGCTGCCGGGCTAGCTGGCGAGGATTTAAGCACGTTTACTACAGATTTTGTAACGCTGTCTACCGATTTAGCGTCGTTTAATAACACAACTCCCGAGGAAGCGGTATTAGCAATTGGTGCCGCCTTAAGAGGAGAGGCAGAGCCGCTACGTCGTTTTGGTGTATTGCTTGACGATGCAACGCTAAAAGCTGCAGCAACAACTCTCGGTATATACAAAGGCAGCGGTGCGTTAACAGCACAACAAAAGATTTTGGCTGCACAAGCCGCTATCTATAAACAGACTGGCGACGCGCAAGGCGACTTTGCTAGGACAGCCGACGGGCTAGCAAACAAGCAACGCACCCTAAGCGCATTGTTTAAAAACTTTCAAATACAACTCGGCCAACAACTACTACCAGCGGCAACCGATTTTGCTAACGGCCTAGTAAAAATTAACGACGCATTTAGCAATATGCCCACCCCGGCAACTAACGCCACGGTAAAGGTTGGCAAATTTGGCAAGTTAATTCTTGAGCTTATTAACCCTATTTCGGCGTTTGTTAACGGCTTGCAGGCTATTGGCTCGGGTTACTTTGACGCCGAGCAAGAAACAGGCGCATACAACAAGGCGCTTGGTTTGTCGGCTCAACAGCAAATGCGCGTAGCGGACGCTGCCGGTGTATTTAATTCTAAATTTAAAGAGACAAAAGACAACGTGGGCGGCGCTAAAAAAGAGGTGGAGAGTTTTGCCGAGGCGCTTAAAGAAAAACTTACCGAGGCTGTAGACACCGCTAAAGACAAGCTTGCCGAGGCGCAAGGCGAATTTAACGATTTTGCTACCAAGGTAAGCGACGCCGTAAAGGGTGCCCTTGACTTTAACGCCGCGCTTGAGGCTGGCGACTACGGCTTTAAAGGCTTTTTAGACGCCCTACGTGGGCAAGTACGTGGCATTGTCGAGTATTCCACCAACCTTGGCAAAGCCTTGGAAATGGGTTTAAGTCAAGACGCATTGGGCTACGTTATGGACGCGGGCAACGTCGCTGGCGCCGAAATAGCCCTAGAGCTTGTTAAGGGCGGGCAAACCGCTATAGACGAAACCAACGCGCTTGTAGAGGCCGCAAAAGCGGCAGCCGACAAAGTAGGACTACAAGCCGCCAATAATTGGTACAAGACAGGCGTAGACCAAGCGCAATTTATTGTTAACGGCCTCGAGGCAGAGCTAACAAAATTAACGCCAAAACTTATGGCCAAAATGGACGAGATAGCCGCAAAGCTTAAGCGCTCGGTAAACATTGACGTAGTGGTAACCGAGCGCGTTAACCGTATTGTTTCCACTATTAGCAGCTCGATACCTAAAATGGCGGACGGCGGCATAGTGACCGGGCCAACGCTTGCCATGATTGGCGAAGCAGGCCCCGAGGCTGTAATTCCATTGTCACAAATGGGCAACATGGGCGGCGGCGGTGTAACTATTAACGTGGCTGGCGGGTTGTCTACTAGCGCCGAAATAGGGCAAAGTGTTGTTAACGCATTGCGGGCATATTCGCGTACCGCTGGCCCGCTACAACTAAACGTGGCTTAACATGGCTGTAGCTGTAGTCCAATCGGGCAACTATGACTTACAAATAGACACAGGCTTTCAAGTCAACGCGTTTACGCTTGACGACAGTACGCGTGGGGTGCTCAACAATACCGAGTACGTGTTAGACGGTGTAGGCGAATTTGCAAGCATTTTAGACGGCGCGTTAAACGTTAACGTACGACGAGGCCGCCGTGACCAAGGCGACACTTTTGGC